TGAAAAGGAGGAATTGCCAATGTTTACGTCCGACACCCTGAAAATCGGCCCTGTCTCCACCGGCGACCGGGCCGCCATCCGCACTCTGGCCGAGGGCCTGGCGGTGGCCGCCGTCGATGACGGCGACTACATCATCGTGGGCCCCATGTCTGCGGGCGACCGGGCCGCCGTGGCGGGCAAGGCCCTGGGCCTGGGCCTTGGCTGTGAGGACTACACCGCCCCCGAAGAGCCGGAGGAACCGCAGGGGCCGGAGGATAAGCCCCAGGAACCCGCCGTCGATCTGACCGAGGTGCTGGCTGCGCTGGGCCGCATCGAGAGCACACAGACTGAGCAGGGCAAGCAGATGACCGCCCTGCTGGACAAGCTGGCGGCGGCGGGCAAGGCTTTGGAGGGATAAGATGGAGGCAATCGTTTTTAAGGCCTTATGGGCCATTCTGCCGGGCATTGTCGTGGGCATCGTCATGGCCGTGTGGAACAAACGGCAAAAGGCCCGGGACGAACGTGCCGAGGAAAAGGAGAAGGAGCGCATCAAAAGCGAACTGCTGCGCATCTCGTTGCTGGTGGCTTCGGCGCAGCTATCCTATGCAGTGGCTATGGCGGTAAAGCGTGGCCGCCCCAACGGAGAAATCGAGGTTGGGGTGGCCCAGTACGAAAAAAGCATGAACGAGTTCCGCAAATTCGAGCGGGAACAGATTGCCAAAAACTAAGGAGGTACTTATGGACATCATCGAAATGCTGAAGGAATTTATCCGCCCCGAACTGCTGGTGCTCATCCCGGTGCTGTACTTCATCGGCATGGGGCTGAAAAGCGCCGAGGCTTTCACTGACAAGCATATCCCCATCGCGCTGGGCGCTGTGGGCGTCGCGCTGGCGGCCCTGTGGGTCGTGGCGACATCTACCATTGCCAGCCTGCAGGACGGCGCTCTGGCCGTTTTCACGGCCATTGTGCAGGGCGTGCTCGTGGCGGGTGCCAGCGTGTACATCGACCAGCTTATTAAGCAGGCAAAGAAATGATTTTATGACAAGGCCCCAGCTGTCCCGGAATGGATGGTTGGGGCATTTTGACTTGCATTTTGACTTGCATTTTTCTCGTTCGCATGTGAAACGTTGCGCAAAATCCGCACTTTAACCAGTTAAAACCGTGTAACAAAAAGCCCCGGAATTTGGCTTAAAATAGCCATTTCCGGGGCTTTTTCTATTGGCTCCCCCTGTTGGGCTCGAACCAACGACCCTGCGGTTAACAGCCGCATGGATAATGCCCTGAAATCCGCATGAACAGGTGGTTTTTAAAATCCATTGACCTGCATTTGACTTGCACGCAGTGTTGGTTTGACTACACGCTCACCGCCAGATATTCGTCCAGGGCCTCCATCTTCTTGGCCTTGTATTTGGCGTCCAGGTGGGTGTAGATTTCCTGCGTGACCTGTACGCTGGAGTGCCCCATCTGGTCCCGGGCGGTGAGCACGTCCACGCCGGAGCGGTACAGGATGGTGCAGAAGGTGTGCCGCAGTTCGTGCGGGGTGAAGGTGCGGACCACCACCGGGATGGCGCCGCCCCGGGTCGCGTGCTTGCTCACGGCCCCGTGGTATCCGTATTTGATATTGAGGTCGCACATGTAGCTGTTCCAGAGCCGCCTCCACGCCATGTCAGACATGCGCATGCCCCTAGCCGAATGAACCACATAGAGCGTGTCCGGGTCGGCCTTGCGCTCGGCCCGCAGGTAGTCCGCCAGCAGCCGGGGGATGTGCACCACTCGCTCGCCGGCGGCGGTCTTGGGGCCCTTCACCCGCCCGGCGGCAAAATCCCAGCTTTTTGTGACCGAGATGGTGCGCTTGTCCACGTCCACGTCTGCCCAAGTCAAGGCCGTGGCCTCTCCCCGGCGCAGGCCCGCCAGCATCATCACCATGGCGGCGCGCTGGGCCCTGTGCGGCGTGTTCAGCACCCAGCCTTGTCGTTCCTCGTCCAGCCATTCGCGGCGCTTTGGCGGTACGCCAGCGGGCACCACGGCGCGGTCACAGGGATTGTACTGCACCACTTCCGGGATGGCCAGCGCGAACGCCGCCGAGAGGGTGCCCGCGATCTGGCCCAGGGTCTTGTGAGAGAGCGGCCCGCCGGCGGAGCCTGCACGGGCGTTACCCTCTGCCGCCAGCCGGTTGAGCATTGCCTGCACGTCGTCGGTGCGCACCTTGTCCGCCTGCATGGACCACATGGGGCGCAGGTGGTCCCGGTGATTGCCCAGGCTTCGCAGCCAGGACGCACCCACGCCCTGGGCGGTCTTGGTGGCGATGAGGGCATCCAACAGGTCCTTGACTGTGCGCGGGCCCGCCGAAGGGTCCAGGCCGCGGCCCAGGGCCGCCCGATACTCGGCGGCGAGGCGGTCAGCTTCCTTGGCGGTGGAGGCGTAGACGGTGTGATACTTGCGCTTGCCGCTGGGGTCTTTGCCGATATAGATCTGGCGACAATACCGCCCATCTGCGCGGCGCTTTGTTTTGGGCATGAAAATACCTCCTTTGGGTCTATGTTCCCGACAAAAATGTCGGCAACATGGTGCACTTTGACAGACCCGCCGGAGGGTGGTATAATCTCGATGTGGGGCGAGATTTGCCATCTTGGCGAACCTTGTCTGTACGCCGTTCCTGTTGGCGCAGGGGCGGCGTTTTTTATTTTGCCGAAAATCAGCCGGCGGCCTCCAGCAGGGCCAACGAGTAATCGTCATACCCCGCAGCCTTGATGGTCAGATAGCCGCCATTGTCAGAAACGTGCAATTCATAGGTGGCATCCCCAAACGTGTTGGACGCATCGGTGCCATAGTTCTCATTCACCCAGTCCATCGCGTCCTGGCTGGTGCCGTCATCACGGGGGAATGAGGCTACAAATCCGAGATAGCCATCGTATTCACTGCCGGCAAAATCTGCCCGGATGTACCCCACCGCGTAGTCCTTGTCTGTCTCGACGGTGATGGTGTGTGCTCCGTCAGACCCCTCGAAATAATAGCCGTCGGTGGAGTTCTTTGCG